AAAAAAACCTAAAAAAGTGGTTCAGAGCATAATGCTCTAATTTCGATTTTAAGAATTTTCAGTTTGTTAGCATAAAAATTTAAATATTTTTTGCAAAATGATTTAGGGGTTTTTTTGGTTGTATAATATATACAACAAATGACAACCAAAAAACCCCAAAAAACCCCAAAAAAATATGAATGTAAAGAATGCGACTTTATAACGTCTAATAAAAAAGATTTTCTCAAGCATCTCGCAACCGATAAACATAAAAATACAACAAAATACAACAAAATACAACCAAAAAACCCCACATACGAATGTGAATGTGGTAAAACATATCCTTACCGTAGTTCGTTATATAATCATCAAAAGAAGTGTCAAAAAAGGTTCGATGAAAAAACCCCAAAAAACCCCAAATTAGAATTGATAATCGATGAAAAAGTGAAAGAACAAGTAAAAGATCAAGTTAAAGATAATATGATAGAATTTTACAAGCAAGAACTAGATAAAAAGGATAAACAATTAGCAGAATTAAAGAAGGTTAATATAACAAATAATAACCAAAAGTTTAACTTAAGTGTTTTCTTGAATGATACCTGTAAAGATGCGCTTTCTATTCAAGATTTTGTAAAGTCTCTTACCTTAACTTTGGACAATTTGGAATATTCAAAAATAAACGGACCAGAAGCGGGAATGATCAACATTTTAAAAGAAGGATTAATGGAACTAGACGTAGAAAAACGACCAATCCACTGCACAGATTCAAAACGGGAAACGCTTTACATAAAAGATACCGATAACGGTTGGGAGAAAAACAGCAAAACAAATAACATGTTTAAAACAGCGGTAAACAATTTACAGGATAGACAAAGTGTTTTAATGAAAGATTGGCAACACGCAAATCCAGGATGGATAGAAGATAAAGACAAAGTGGATGAATTTCACAAACTTTTAGATACAACATATTGTGATGTAAATGATAAGAAAGTTTTAAAGGATATAGCAAAGGTAATAGAGATAGAAAAAACAAATTAATATGTGATACAAGTTATTATTTTAAGGTATGGTAAGGTTTCATTTACCGAAACGTCTATCGCGTTTTTTGAATTGCTTTATAACCTTAATAAAGTCATCAACATCTATTTCAGGCCACATCTTCTTATTAAAGAATATTTCAGAATAAAGTGTTTTTGTAGGGAAGAAACCCGAAGTGCGTTTTTCATTACCGCTTCTAAATAAAATATCTATATTTGATTGTTCACGATTATAATTAGGATTATTATTAACACCATGATTATCTAAATCCTTATTAAAATCATAAGCAAATGCTAAATTTATAGTATATTCTCCTTCGTTCAATAATTCTCTAGCATCGTTTATAATTTGCTGTATATCATCAGGTAATATATCAATTTCGCCTATAATATTTAGTTTAACCGAGTTAAATATGAAATTCTGTACATTTTCTGTTAAATCAATTAATTCTGTTAAATCGCTTTCGGATATATATTTATCTGGATTTAAATACATATCATATAGGTCTCTTAATAATTGAAATATAAGTTCACGTGTATTATCTGCTCTATGTATATTATCAATTGAACATACATAAAAACTAACTTCTTTTATTTCTTTTAAGTATTTTATTTTTTTACTAGTTGTTTTTTCATCTAATCTCATAAACTTATAAAATTTTTGACTCCAATTTTTTAAATATTCTTTTGAACCCATTAAAATATTATTAGATTTACACCATCTTCTATTACCGTCAGGTATTATTCCAATATGAGTCATATATAATTTATATATAATTAACTAATTAAAATAATTAGTAGATTATATTTCGGTTGAATATACTTAATTAAATAGTTTATTTAGAGACGGAAACTAATCTAGTTACCTTGTCCCCACCTTTTTCATTAGGTCTTACAGTGATGTTGTATTTTTTCTTAGAATCTACATCAATGTGGAGAAACTTTTGTCCGGGTTTTTTATCCTTTGGGATAATAACCTCTATTTTCTTAGTATTGGGTTTTCCCTCTGGTTGAGGAGGAACGGGTAAAGATTCAGGACTTGGTATTGGTTGAGGATTAGGGTTAATTCTAACTTCGTTTCTAGGACCAACTGCTTGAGGCATTCTAGCTGGACCTCTTCTTCTATTCATGGGCATCATCATAATTTGTATATTATAATATTAATATATATTTTTTTTTTGATTAGATATTACTAAATAATTAAAATAAATTATAATCCATATAAATTAGAATCCAGTATAAATTATAATCCAGCATAAATTAGAATCCAGTATAAATTATAATCCAGCATAAATTATAATCCAGCATAATATGGCATTCTAACCTCTCCAGATTTTCTTATTTCATTCCTTAATTCGGTAGCTTCAATAGTAAAAGATAAATTAGCACCCCTAAAGTCCACTAATCTTCCATCGTGATATCTGAATTTAACCTTAAATTTATCAACTTTTGCAACAGGTGGATCACTATAAAAAACATCACTTAAAAACCCACCTGTAGAGGTATACATTCTTTCGTTTGGTTTAGCAATTACGGGAATCTTAGCAAAAGCAGATTTATAGGTACCATTTGCAGTTCTCGTATTAGGTTTAATATTTTTTAATCCTTGACAATCATCTAATTTAACTTTACGACCATGTATATACATACATTTCTTGTTAAAGTCATTAGAATTATTTGAGTAAGGTTCAATTTCGTCTAAACTATTATACTTATCTAATTCCATATAAACATGTCCTTCACCAAATATATTTAATGTATTTGGAGCATATAGATAGTAAGCAACACCGTTAGTATAAACACCAAAAGCACCCGAACCATCCGGTATTAACCAAGAACCTTTTTGATCCTCATGAATATATTTAAAATTTGTTAAATCTTGAGAAAATATTTCATGACCAGATAAATCCGGTATTATTTCAGCAGTATATTTTTTCTTTTCAAAACCTAAATAACTTCCTAAACCCCAGTTATCATATAAATCAAATATTTTAGGTCCGTGTTCTGGATTTCTACCGTAGTGTGCGTGGTCAAAATTTTTATTTAAATTACAACTAGATATATCGTATGATATAAGAGAATTATCAAATTCTAATGTAAAGTTATCGAATCTATTACCGAACCAGAGTTTAAGTCCAACTTCGTCATATAATACTCTAAAGTTTTCATATGTATAGTCTGTTATTGTTTCAAGTCCGTCCCACGTTTCTGAGGGAACAGATGATTTTGTAAGAACCCCAGATGAATCTCTTAAGAATTTTTCCACGGTTTTATTCATTTGACCAGCAATTTCATCTGCTAATCTTATAGGTGTATAAAAACCTTCTGAAATCTGAGCAGTATAAGAATTAGCAGAGTTATCTACAAGTTTATTTTTTTGATTGGCAGACCTAGTACAACCAGGACCAGTGTAAGTTATATTATTAGGAAGTACTTTATATGTAAATTTAGTGTTTTGATAATTGTTAGAGAAAACATAATAATTAACAGGAAATTGTACGTCCATTAATCGTAAACTGGATACGTTTTTTAAATCAACCGGTAATTTAACCTCAAATTCATTTACATTAGGCCATTTACTTACATCTCTATCTTCAGAGTGAACAGATATTAATTTTCTATCAAGTTTAAACGTTTGATTATTAGGTATCATAGGGTGGTTTTGATTTACGCTAAAATTACTCATAACGGTATATTATATAAATTATTATATTATTTATATTAATTTATATTAATTTGTATTAAATTATATATACATATATTAGTAAATAAATAATGGCTGATACAGAGAAACCAACATTATTTGATAATGACATTAATTTTTTATTGTTATTTGCCGTGATATTGGCAATAACCGGGTTTATACTAAAAGGGTTTGTTGATAAAGCAAAAGTAGAAGGTTTAGCATTATATTCATTAGCAACCTTTATTTTAATGATAACAGCATTTGCTTTAGTAGATAGACAAAATATAGGAAAACCAATATACAAGGTGTTATTTAATATATTTTTTGGGTCAGGATTACCAATAGTAATTTTTTTAGCGTTATTGATATGGACACTTAAAATAGTAGTAGAAAGAAAAGACAAGATATATGAAGGTAAAATGCCTTCAGAATTTTATAATTTTCTATCTGTAAGCACAGGTACATTTTTAATAGAGATACTTCTTATTTATAATTTTGTATCTAGTTTAACAGGGGGTGGACAAATAGATACTGGAAATGAGCAATTAAATAAAATAAAATCTATGATAGCATCTCAAATATCAAGTTTTATAATATTAGCAACAGTAATAAATTTTGTAATAGTATCGATAATAAGTATTATGAGTAAATATTATGTAACAGATGGTTAAAAGATTACATGGTTACAAGATTACAAGGTTATGAATTTATATGTTAAACCATATTCACGTTCATCTACCCATATACCAGAAATTTTCAATACAATATTATACAATGACGGATCGTTTATATTCTTGTTAAGTGATAATGATCTGTCACTATTATATCTGTCACTATTATATCTGCCTTTATTTGATATATTATAGTGATTTTTATTAAAATTTTCGCTAAAAATTTTAATTATACCTTTATTTAAACATTCGGTTAATTTGTACGAAGATATCTTATTAGTAACATATTTACTTAATATAATATTTTCAATATATGATAAAACTTTATATATTTCCTTATTTTTTTCAGGTTCAATATAGCATCTAAGTTTATTATAAGCATTCTCAACGTTCTTGATATGCATAGAAATTTTAATATATATACCATTCATAATTATATTTTTATCTGAATATATAAGACGTATAAATTTACTATTATCCATTACAGTATTGTTAATAGGTTCGCATAATAAAATATTATTTATATCTATATTACTATTATTTAATGTTAATAACATATACAAATATCTTATAATATATTTAAACCTATTTATATTATAAGTTAAAAGTTAGAATTATATTATATTAATATTTATATTATATTTATAAACATGAAATATACATATGATGATTATTTGAAAAGAAATACAAATTTTGACTTGCATAAAGGAGTGGGTGATATTATAGACAGTTTTACAAAAAATATATACGATTTAAAAAATATAATTTTATATGGTCCGTGTAATGTGGGTAAATATACCCAGGCTTTAAAAATAGCATCTATGTACAGTCCATCTAAATTAAAATATGAAAAAAAAATAATAATAGAAAATCCATCAAAAAAGGACACTGTATTCAATATTAAAATAAGCGATATACATTTTGATATAGACTTAGACATATTAGGTTATCACTCAAAAACTTTATGGAATGATATATATTTACAAATCATAGAAATAGTAAAATCACGTAAAATAAATAAGGGGATTATTATATGTAAAAATTTTCATAATATCAATTATGAATTATTAGAAATATTTTATAATTATATGCAGGATGAGCATTTAGTTTTTATATTATTAACCGAAAATATATCATTTTTATCTGATAATATTTTAAATATAAGTCATCGTATAGATATTAAACAACCAAGTAATAACCAGTATAAGGAATATACTAAATGTTTAAATATATCTAATTATACAATTAATAACAAGGTTATAATAGATAAGAAAAATATAATAGATAAGAAAAATATAATAGATAATGATACAGGAAACAATAATACACAATGTATTGATACAGGAAACAATAATACAATAATTACCAGTAAAGCAAATAAAACAATTGTAAATAAACGTAAAGATGAATTAATAAAAACAATAACAAATAATGTTTTAAATTATGAAACTATAAATTTAACAGTTTTAAGAGATAATATATATGATATATTTATTTATAATATAAATATTTATGATTTTATGTTAGATGTTATAAAAAATATATATAATATTATACCTGAGGATAAAGATAAAGAACTTAAATTAAATAATATTCTACTGGAATTGTTTTACTGTTTAAAATATTATAATAATAATTATAGACCTATTTATCATATAGAGAAATATTTATTATATTTATCAAAGACTATCAACGAATTTTAAAATGGATAATAATAATAAGAATATGGATTTTAAAACAGCAATTTTAATTTTAAATATTGGAGAAAAAGATTTTATTGCGATGAGCGAAGCAGAACTTAAGAAAAAATATCATATTCAAGCATTAAAATACCATCCTGATAAATATAAGGAACAGGATGCAAATGTAAAATTTCAGTCTATAAATGAAGCATATAGAGTATTGCTTAAATGTAAAAAATATGCAAATTTTAGAATGGATAAAAGTAATAGTTCATATGATAATACGGGTAACCCAAGTTTTTCTTTTACTGATTTCGTATTTGATAGTGATTTTGATTTTAAGATGCCTTCATGTCATAATGCAACAAGAAGTGGTTATTCGGAATTATTAAGAGAATTTTTATCAAGTACAGATCTAGACGATAATTTAATAAGAAATATAATGTTTATAATATTAAATAATTCAATAAGAGGTATATTTAAATGGTGTATAGACAACATTAATAAAGAAGTTTTATTGAAAATATATACCACGTTACGTGAATATAACGATATATTTAAATTACCAGAAGATTTCTATGATGACATGTATAATAGTGTAAAGGAGAAATACGATAACGAAAATATCATTATTATAAATCCATCTATAAAAGATTTGTTTAATCAAAATATATATATATTAAATTATAATGAACATAAACTTTATATACCACTATGGCATCATGAATTATATTATGAATTAGGTGGTAAAAAGTTGACTGTAAAATGTGTACCGGATTTTATGATGATAGATAATAACTATTATGATTTAGATTCTAATAATAATATACATATAAATCACAATATAGATATAGACAAAGAATTATTAAATAAAGAATTTATCAATATTCAAATAGATTATCGTGAATTTAGAATACAAATAAATGAATTAAAAATAAGAGAAAAACAGGTATATGTTATTAAGGAAAAAGGAATACCGAAAATAAATGATAATGATATTTATTCTACTAATAAATTAAGTGATATAATAGTTCATTTAACAATCAATAAATAAAATAATAATAATAAATAATATGATTATATTTTAATATGGATATTGTAGATTTAATAATAACAATTATAATAATTTTGGTATTTTCTGTTGTATATTTCTTTAATTTTTATTTTACTGGAATGAAAGCTATTCAAGCTGGTTGGGAAACTAAAGGATACAAATGTAATCCCATGATAATACCTTTTACAGGTACAATTTGGGCGGGTACATCTGAAGCTAATGCAGAAGGTATATCTGGTCATACTAAACGATCAGCTGAAGCCAATTTTGCGGATTGTGTTAAAAATTTAATGCAAAATAATTTAGATATATTATTACAACCAATAAAGGATTCTTTAGGAGGTCTAGGCAGGATTGCAGGTAATTTAACAAGTTCTATGGACGATATGTTATCTTATATGGATTCATTTAGAGAAACTATCGGAAATATGACATCAGGATTATCAGGTATATTTGGAAATATATTGGGTTCTTTTAATGCATCATTTGGTGAAATTGGAAAATTAGGAGAATCTATAATGGCTGTTATGTATATATTAATGTATATAATGCAAACAACAGTATTATTAGGTCAAAGTCTTTTTGACGGACCTATTGGAGGAGTGATGAAATTACTAGGATAATGACATTTCTCATAATTAATCAGAATTACTATAATAATTTTCATATTATTATAGGATTAATATATAATTATAAATCCTATACTATGAATCCTATAATAAAGAAAATAAGCGATATGTCATCTAAAAATAGATATTTAAATAAATATAGTGGAGATGTAGTTTCAGCAACATTAATTATTCTTATATTGTTATCTATAACAGCATATTATCAAGCGCAGAATAATCTTCAACCTATAAGAAACGACTGGGAAAATCAAAAATGCAAAATAAATATTTTACCTATTTCAGGTTTTATAAGACCGTCTGCATATCAATCAGAAAAAAGCAATTTACAATATACAGCGGATAATTATAAAGAGTGTATGGGCGCGACATCATTTACAATATTAAAACCGATAACAGCACCATTTGATATTATTATAGATAGCATAAAATCATTATTTGAAAGTATATCAAATTTAGGAAATATACTTTATGATGTTATAGATTTTTTAAGAAGTATTGTATCTGATATAATGGCGTTTTTTTTCGGAATAATTAAGATGTTGATAAAAATTTTGAGGCAGATAATGGCAGCGATAGGAACATTTTTTTACAAATCATTATTAATTTTCTTTGTAGGAGTTCTTATAGTTAAATCATTTATAGGGTCAAGTGTAGCAAGTCTTGCAACATTTATTATATTGATGATGGCTTTTATAGTATTAGTAGTATTAACACTTGCTGTTTTATATGGAATAGTAACCGGTCTTTATAGTCTTATAGTTTCGTTGATGCCTTTGTTTGTCACACCTGCTGCCCCTGTGGCAATGGCGGTGTCGGCGGCGGCGGGAGCCCAAGCCTTTCTTATAGCAGCTATTCCAATTGTTATGTGGAGTTTAATTCTGGCATTTGCCATTGCTGTTATGGTTCTATTGGTCTTGCAACTTGCCGGCGTTTCAAATTTAGGTAAAGAAATATCAAGAAAAATTGAAGAAACAACTATAGAGGTCATTCATGATGTTCGCGATTTCGACGCCCGCAAGGTGAAGCGCGCGGCTGTAGAGTGGGGCGAGGAGGTTGGCGAGGGCGTTGCGAAGGAGGCGGAGAATACTGTTAATAATATTAATAGTGTTAATAGGGGTAGTAGTAGTAGTAGTAGTAGTAGTAGTAGTAGTGGTGGTGGTGCTGTAGGTGGGGTATATAATTAAAATAAATAAACAAATAAAATAAATAATATTTTTATTATATATAATATTATTTATGAACATGTTGAAATTAGTTAAGGGTATTAAAAAGAACACCATTTTTATGGCTTTAATGTTTATATTATTGGGTTTTATAATAGGTTCTAGTTTATTTTGTTCTTGTTCAATAGTTTCAAAAGTAACAAAAGATAAAGAAGGATTTGATACTCAAAAAACGGTTTCTGATATAGGATATGATTTAGGAGGGGAAGATCCGAATAGTTGGGTAAATTCTGCCGCAACAGGTAAGTTTGGTGGAAATGGAAATAGTAATAGAGCACGTTTTAATTCAAACTCTGGTATTAATGTACCGCTTCCACCTGGGGAATTATTTTATTTTAATTCTAATGAGTTTAAACCAAGTTGCTGTGAAGGTAATATATATACTTCTGATAACGGGTGTCCTTGTATGTCTAAGGAACAAGTAAAATATTTAAATCAACGTGGTGGAAATAGAACATGTAAAAGTGATATTTAAATATTAAAACCATACAGTCATAAACACATAAACAGTTGTTTTTAAATGTCTGATAGATACGATAACACAATAACAGCGGAAATCATTGCAATAAATCTAAATAAAATTGCACACAAATCCTTATTACATATAGTATTTTTAATACTTTGTTTTATACATTTTTTAATATTGTCTGAGGTTGTTTTTAAATAAAATTGGTCTAAATTTAATACCTTACAATAATAGTTATCATATACTTTAATTTCGCTTATACAAATAGGGCAAGTACCTCTATCTGTATACCATTTATTGAAACATTCCTTATGAATTATAGCATTACATGAACAAGGTTTTTTAATATTGTTGTATTTATTATTTAAATCAATATATTTGGTATTTTTATCATTTAAATCAATTATAGAAAAGCATATAACACATTCATATATCATTTTATCATCAAATGAATCAGTTTTATAATTAATTAAGCATTGTTTATGAAGTAAATCAGGTGAATTCAAATTTTGTTTTGTAAATGATTTTGTAAGTGATTTTGTAATTTGATTTTCTTCGTCTATTGTTTCTCCTATTGTATTTTCTTCCAATTTATTATATTTATTTAACATATATTAATTAATATACTATAATTAATATACTATAATTAATATATTAATTGTTATACTGTAATTAATATACTATAATTAAGTCTTTTTCATTGTTTTTTTTCTTTTCAGTTTACCCCTGTGTTTTTTAGTAAATTTTCTGTTTAGAATATTATTAACAGTTTTATCACTTGTTAATGAAAGTAATTTATTATATAGATTATCATCAACTGTTCCTGCATAAGTAGAACTCATTTGTGTATTAAATGTATTATTAGTTAATACTAATAATCCTGCGGGCACTGCTAAATTAGAAAATAAAGAACTAAAGTTAGTATTTTCAGTTATATTATTTGTAATACCACCTCCGGTACTAGCACCGGTACTAGCATCGGTTTTGTAATTAACAGTTTTCATAGCCATTTGATTATTAAATAATTTGGAATTAATTTTATATCCACCAGTCATTAAATTTCCAACATTATCAGTTTCAAAAACAAAATCGTCTTTATTCATATAAATTTATATCATATAATATATTTATTTATCTATATTTATTTATCAATATTTATTTATCAAAAAGTCTATTTATACCCATCGTAGTTTTAATTTCACGCTTATCCTTAATATATTGAACAATTCTAGGTACATCTTCTTTATCACCCAATACATCATTTAAACAACTTTCTAAAAATTTAAAGGTAAGTGGTGTCGCAGAATTAGTATTTTGAAACTTAAGGCGTCCGTCAGATATCTTAATTATAGCGTTACTTAAATTATTATCATCTATATATTCTATTATGTCTTCATTTAATTTATTTTTTTGTTCCCTTAATAGTTTTAACTCATGTAATGTCTCCTTAATTTCATTATCAATTGTTACCCAGGACTTAATATTATCTTTGAAATTGTCAGACATTATTTATAATATATAAAGAGTATAATTCATCGCGTGTATCGTTATTTACATCAAGGTTGATTGTGATTTTATTTTTATTTGTTTTAGCATCATATTTAGATGTATCGTTGTTGCTACTGTTGCTACTGTTGCTATTGTTGGTATTATTGTTATTGTTGGTATTATTGTTATTGTTGATATTGTTGCCATTGTTGATATTATTGTTATTGTTCATGTGTTTGTTATCTTTATAAGATTCAAATATTTTAAGACCCATTATATTCATAATATAATATGAAACAATATATTATATTATCGTAAATTTCTATATATATTTCCTAAATGTTTATAAAATTACTTAACGTCTTCTTCTTCTGAAACTTCTTCTAGGTCTTCTTGTGGGTCTTCTTTTTTTGGAACCGAATAATTGGTTTAGCGCAAGTAAAAGAACTGGGGCGGCAGCAGTTTGAAGAGCGGAACCACCACGTTTAACATTGCGGGTTTTGCGAACTCTACGCTTTGCTAATGTTCTTCTTCTTTTTCCACCTAATTGGTTTGAATTTTGTGAGGGAGCACCACAACTTCTTTTAGATTTAAGTGTTCTACGATTCATACGCATGGATATATAATATAATGAGATAAAAAAATTAATCTATTTTTGAATTATATTTTTTCCTCTTATTTAAAAGTATATAAATTATAGCTAAAAGTAATATAAAATTTATAAACGTAAATGTTAGAAAAATATAGATATATAAAGCAGTTTGTTCCAGAACAAGTTCAATTAGTGGTTTGGTAATTGATTTAATATCTTTTTTAATTTCTTCTCTTTTAAGTATTTCTAAGCATTTATTAATTAATGTATTATTAATTGATGTATTATTCATTAAGTTAGTATATGATTTAATTATAATAGTTAAATATTTATGCGTGATAATTTAAACATATTTATCTAAAATTATGTAAATATGACAAATATATTAAGTCCAGACGACAAGTTTGACTTTGATAAGGTTCATTTAGGACAACCTAATGCTGTTCATGGAGGAGTATTTTTTTCAAAGATATTATTTGGTAATACAGATGATAATTTATTTATTCAATCACCTAAATGCAGAACTAAGACAGGTATTATAACATCAGGAAACAAAATATACACCGATTTATTATTTACCAACAATAATATAAAGTTTATAGAATGGTTAAATAGTTTAGAAGAATTAATACAAAAAGAAATTTTTAATAAACGAAATGACTGGTTTGTATCAGATACATTATCAATGGACGATATACAGTCAGCATTTGTAAGTCCTATTAAAGTGTATAAAGGTAGTAATTTTTTATTAAGATCATATTTACAAAATGGTAGAGCTTCTATCAACGCAAATAATTGTCAAATATTTGATACTAATGAAGAACCAAAATTAACCGACGATATAACTCCAGATACAGATATAATAAGTATTTTAGAAGTAAGAGGTGTTAAGTTTAGTCAACGTAGTTTTCAAATAGATTTTAATTTGAAGCAAATAATGTTATTAAATACACAAGAGCAATTTAACAAGTGTATAATAAAACCTTATGACGATGATACATTAGAAGATAATGAAACTATGACAGATAATAAAAAAACAGAAGACATTATAACAAAAAAAGTAGAAAATAAAAAGGAAGATTTAGACGATAATATTAATAATGTTTCAAATGTAATAGATGGTGTAAAAGATAATCAGTTAGATAATCAGGTAGATAATCAGGTAGATAATCGAGTAGATAATCGATCAGAT